AAAACCTTCAACGCTATCTCTTCCACCGTTCCAATGCAAATAAATGCCAACGGAATTTTTATCTTTTTTGCCCTCGTCATTGACAAAAGCAAGTACTGCTCTATTCCCCATTTTTAACCCCCTTTTTTAGTTTGTTAACTGCTGTTTTATATGTGACAGCAGGGTTTTTAATTTGTTTTATTTCATCAAAAAAAGAATTACAGCTATCAAGATATGATTGCGGTAAGTCTTTATGATCTAAAATAAAATAATAGCTTAGATCATTTTTTTTTATTTTCATTTTATTATATCCCTTCATTAATTAATCTAATAAAGTCATATATGCTTTAACATTTAATCTACTAAACTTACTTAAAGCTTTTTGCATTTTTTCGTACTCTTCCATCTCTTCTGCCCTTTTAACTTCATCATGCAACATAGCCTCTTCACTTGTTAACATTTCTGATTGTCCAGAATATGGATTAGTTCTTTTATATATTCTTTTTGTCATTTTATTATTTCCTTTCGTTAATTATTATTAATTATACTATTGACAATATTTGTCAATAGGATTATATAGGATTGTACTGGAAATTAAAGAGTACTGCTCTCTTGTATTAATACTATCTCGAGAAACAGTATTATGTAAAACAATTAACAGGAAATTATTTACCAGTAACCATATATAATCATTAATTATGATTATATCCTTTAGTGGCGAGTGGATACTATGGGACGTTAATTCGGACATTAAGACCCATTCGCCACGTTGGTTGCAAAGTGACAAGCGATTGACAAGCGACAAGCGATTGACAAGCGACAAGCGATTGACAAGCGACAAGCGATTGACAAGCGACAAGCTATAGGATAATATAAGAAAGTAGAAAGCGAGTAATAATGACAAATAAAGAAAAACTAGAAAAAATTATGCAAGATATAAGAGATTTTAGAGACGACATATTTTGTTTATCTGAAAAAACTAACAATGCAAAAGATTGCACTTGTCATAAATATGATGAAATTTTAGACAAATTTGAAAATATAAAAAATGAAATTATATAAATCAAAAAAGTTATTAAACATAGATAATAACGCAAAAACAATTAAAGGCCAAAAATATAAATATATGACAGCAATTTTATATTTAGCGCCCCAACGCACAAGCGGTTACAACGTTTGTCCCCTTGCAAGTGCGGGGTGTATGGCAAGTTGTTTAAATACTGCTGGACGTGGCCAAATGAGTACAGTTCAACAAGGTAGAATTAATAAAACAAGATGGTATTTTATAGAACGTGACAGCTTTTTAAATCAGTTAAGAATAGAAATAAAAAGACATATTAAAAGATGTAAATCAAAAGGGTTTAAACCCGCAATACGTTTAAATGGGACAAGTGACATTGATTGGAATATTCACGGGCTATATGAAGAGTTTCCAAAAGTTAAATTTTATGACTACACTAAAATTTATAAAAGAGCCTTAAAATATGTGCAAGGCCATTATTCAAAAAATTATCACTTAACATATAGTTTAAATGAAGATAACAAAAATTTAGCCCTAGATATTTTAAAACGTGGCGGGAATATTAGCGCTGTTTTTAGATCAAAAAAACTGCCAAAAAGATTTTTAAATTATAAAGTTTTTAACGGTGATAAATCTGATTTAAGATTTAATGACCCGAAAAATGTTATTGTAGGTCTGTATGCTAAGGGACGAGCATTAAAAGATCAAACGGGATTTGTGCAAGATGTTTAATTTTGTGCGAATAAATGCGGTGTTAGTAGCGGGGATTGACCTAACCAAAGCACCGCATTTTAAATTAACAAGCGACAAGCGAGTAGAAAGGATAATATGATAAATCAATATAAAAAATTAGAAGATATGACAGAAAAATTAGATGATCTTTTAACTTGGTTAACTGACAGTCCAATGAGTAATAAAGACTATAATACTATACATAAAATTTTTGATAAATATTTAGAAATAGAAAATCAACAAGCGAGCAAGCAGAAGGGATAATATGACAGTAGCATTTGTATTAGGTGTAATATTTTTTTTCATAGGTTGCATTATTTTAATGGGTCTATGGTTAGCAAACAGGTAAACAACAGAAAGGAAAACAATGAAAAAAGAAACAAAACAAGCTATTGATAGACTTAATCAAGTCATAAATGATTATATTAATATTTTTGATAGTAATAAAAAAGAAATAAAAGAAATAGAGCAATCATTAAAAATATTAATTAAAAAAACAGAAAGGAAAATATGAAACTACCAGAACATTATTTTTGTTTAAATGATATGATATCTCCACGTGAGGTTGAAGAATGTATTATAGAAGAATGTGAAAGTGCGGGGTTAGAAATAATAGAAGATGAAAACCTAGCAGAAGAGCGGGGCTATGACCGAGCATTTGAAGTCACTAACCCATACAAAGATAAACTTAAAAAAGTTTTAGAAATTTGTAAAACTAACGCTAATAAAAATTGGGAAGATGATTTTGAAAACAAAGCAGAGGACGAGTTTAACGAAATTGTTAAAATAATAGAAAGGAAAATATGAAACTAGATAAACAATCATATAAATATAGCGAATGGAAACATTATAAAATTAGAAGAGTTTACACTTGGACAGTAACAGCGACATCTAAATCAAGTGCTTTGGGTATGATTGAAGATGAAATTGAACACCCAAAATATATTGATGATAACGACTATGTTTACCCTGACAAAGAGGAAATTGTACAAGTAATTACAGACCCAGATTGTGGGAAAGCTGAATTAATTTATGATAAACAAGAAAGGAAAAACAATGCCAAAATATAGAGTGTTAAAAGAATTTTTTGTAGATGCTTCAGATGAGTATGAAGCAGAAACAAAATCAGAGGATAAAAAAATTAAATTACCTTATAATTTAATTGATGTTCACGAAATAAATGAAGAGTGGGAAAAATGAGTAGAGTAATTGAAAAATTAAAAAATTTAGAGAAAAAAGGTTTGGTTAAAATAAACTACAAGCTAGGCTCTTTTGAAATACTAACAAAAGACAAACAGAAAATAAAAGACATCACTATAAGTATAGCAACGTCAGACCCTAAAACTTGTTTGCAGATGTTTAAACAAATGTATGGTGAAGATTAAATATTTTTTGGCACAGCTTGTAAGTTAAAATGTATAAATCTAAAAGGGTCGACCCCATTATCAACAATAAATTGGTGGGGTAAAAAAGAATTGAAAAACATAATCGTTCCAGCCACAGGCTTAAGTAGGACTTTTTCAGTCGCAAGCGAGACTATATTCTTATCTTTTTCAGGTAACTGAGTCATCATCTTACCTGCTCTTGGATCGTGGAACATAGGAGCAGACGTTCTATCTGAACATTTTAAAAAGTAAAAACCAGATATGTGATTATTCCAATGCACATGCGTATCGTGATGTCCACCACCTTTACTTGCAAACTCTTGCGCCCAAAGCTCTGTAAACTTTAATTCATAGTTTGTTAGATCGTAACCTTGAGAATCTAAAATATTCTCTGAAGTGGCGTGAATAAATCTTCTAAGTTGATAGAGTTCGGCCTCACGCATAAGGTTTTCAGTATGATACGATAAACCAATATCACCAATAGGTCGTTTAGCTTTTGCTTCTCTTGCCTCTATTTGTTCTTTTGTTTTGTCTTTTGCTTTTTGAATATGTGGGTCACATACTCGGTTGGTCTCTTCTAAAAATTGTGGAGCTTCCGCTCTGTAAACTGCTGACTGAAAAACATGTGCTGTTGTTAGTTCCATTACATTACCTCACCTTTTGTATTTATTATTTTACCCATTGGGGCAAACTCTGTATCTTGAGTTTCAATAACTATTCTATGGGTTTCTCGACTACCAATTACTTGGTTTTCCAATAGCTTCATAGATTTAATATCATAGTATCTGTCCCCCGACTTGACTTGAAACCTAGCGTCTTTTGTAATCGGTGACTTCAACATCTTTTCCAAAGCCATTTGTACTACTTTCGCCTTTATCATATACTTAAATTGACTTGTACCCTTAATGACTGTAAAAGTCAATTATGGGTAAAAAACCAACGCTTACAGAAAAACAAAGAAAATTTGCTTTTGAATTAGTAACCAACGAGGGTAGGATAACCGGCACAGAGGCCGCAAAAAGAGCAGGCTACAGTTCACCTCGAGAAAGAGCATATGAATTACAAAACCCACGAAAGTTTCCACTTGTTGTAAAATACATTGGAGAAATTAGAGATGAGTTACAAAAGAAATACGACATCACATTTAAAAGACACATATCAGAGCTTGCAAAAATCAGAGACCAAGCAAGAGAAAAAGGTGCGTGGTCAGCTGCCGTCAATGCTGAAGTAGCAAGGGGCAAGGCCGGTGGACTTTACGTAGAGCAAAAAATTATTAGAACAGGTAAGTTGGAAGATTTATCTTCTGAAGAGTTGGAAGCACGTATGAAAGAAATTTTAGATGAATACTCACCTATACTTGAAGGTGTTGAGGTTACTGACTTAACCAATGAAGTGAAAGAAAAGCAGAAAAAATTGCGATTACAACCAGACAAGGATAAGCCAGCAACACTCGATGAAACTTCTGACTACTTGTCAGAGTCTTCGTCTTCGTCCTCGTCCTCGTCCTCTTCTTCATCAGATTCAGAATCATCTTCATAATCATCATCCTCTGGTTGGTCGATAGCAACAGTTAGATCTTCGATAGTATCGCCAGAGTCATTTTGAATGACAAGCTTTCCATCTTCAACCATATTCTTCACTGCTTCTTCAACCATTTCTTGAATTGTTTTAGCCATGATATGTCCCCTATATTTTTGTTATTTTAACAACCCACGGTTTGGGTATCATAATACGATCACCAAACGAAAAGCTGCCGTCGTCTTCTCTATCATAACTTGCAAAAAGTTTAACACACTTTTTATCTTTTTTATAAAGCCACCCTTCATTTACTGGTGTGGCTAATCGCATCTTATCAAATTCTTTTTCATCAGCCCATCCGGAATCACTAACACAATCTATCCATTCAACTCTTACTCTATCAAATGGTATCTCTTTTGCTTTTGTTGCAATCACTTGTGATTTTCTTTTTACTGATTTTCCCATAGAGTTTTTTAATATATTTTTAGAAAAATAAAAACACCTTTATCGCGCGCGCGTACGGGAATTTGTTCCATGCATGGAACACGTTTGGAACAACATTTGGAACAAAAAAGTCATTGATTTTATTAAATAAAGTGCTCTTTTTGACCCTTTGTTCCATTTGTTCCATGATTTCAAAAAAATAAAAAAAATTTTTTAAAAATATTATAAAAATATACTATGGGAACGTAAAAAACCTAGTGTTTACGGGCTTTGCCTTGTTTCAGCCTCATTTTGTCCGCA